TTATTTAACTGTCTCTAAAACACGTACAAATTGTCCTTGTGAATGTGGGTAGCCTGCTTGTGTAATTTTCACCTTTACAAGCTGTCCGATGAGACTTTCAGGACCCTCAAACACTACTTTTAAGTAATTATCTGTATAGCCCGTTAAAAGGCCTTCCTCTTCACTACCATCATGAACAAATTCTTCGGGAATAACTTCTAACACCTGATCTTCAAAGCGAGAAGCATACTCTTTAGCTAGCTGATCATTTAGTGAGATGAGTCGGTGTACACGCTCATTTTTAATGTCTTCATCAATTTGATCTTCCATACGTGCAGCAGGAGTTCCTGTACGTGGAGAGAATGGGAAAACATGTAATTCGGAGAATTTATGATCACGAATAAAGTTGTACGTATCCATAAATTCTTCTTCAGTCTCACCAGGGAAACCGACAATTACATCAGACGTGACAGCTAAATCAGGTAAAGCCTCATGTAATTTTGTTAAACGTTCGCCGAAAAATTCCATAGTATATTTACGACGCATACGTTTTAACACAGTATCCGATCCAGATTGAATAGGAATGTGTAAGTGATTTACGACAATTTTAGATTCACGTAATACGTCAATGACTTCATCAGTCAATTGGCTAGCTTCAATGGACGAAATACGGAGACGCTTTAATCCTGTAACATTGGCTTCTAAATCACGTAATAATTGGGCAAGGTTATAATCTTTTAAATCTTGTCCATAGCCACCAGTATGAATACCTGTCAGGACTATTTCAAGATAGCCTGCATCTACTAATTGCTGTGCTTGATGTAATACTTCTTGTGGATCGCGAGAACGCATTAAGCCACGTGCCCACGGAATAATACAAAACGTACAGAAGTTATTACAACCCTCTTGTATTTTTAAGGAAGCACGTGTGCGGTCTGTAAATGCAGGTACATCTAACTCCTCATACACACGATTTTTCATAATATTACGTACAGCATTTATTGGCTGACGCTCAGCACGATATTGGTCAATATAACCAAGTAATTTTGTACGGTCCTGCGTACCAACAACAATATCGACTCCAGGAATCGCCATAATTTCTGCTGGCGAAGTTTGTGCATAGCAGCCTGTTACACATATAACTGCATCTGGGTTTTGGCGGATTGCTCGACGAATCACCTGACGTGACTTCTTATCCCCAGTGTTAGTAACTGTACATGTATTAATGACATAAACATCCGCCTGCTGATCAAATTCAGTGCGATCATAGCCTTCATCTTTAAATAGTTGCCAAATGGCTTCTGTTTCGTAGTGGTTCACTTTACAACCTAGCGTATATAGAGATACGGTTTTCGTAAGCTCGTAACTCATGATTTAATTCATCCTTTCAATTGCACTTTGTACCTGTGCTAAATAGCTTTTGAGTATATTCGATACTTGAATTATGATAACATAAACTATTTAAAATCAATACATTAAAGAATCCTTTAACTCGTCCCTAACATGTAAAAAAGTAAAAAAGAAGGTCAGAAACTAACTGTCCTTCTTTTTTATCATTTATATATTCAATCTAATTATTCTGTTTTTCATTATAATGATAACGTGTAGCTGTAGATTGTCCTGTCTTTATAACGATCCCACGTTCAATTAGTTCACTTAGTAAAGTAAAGATACCATCACGAGTTATGTTTGTAGCCTTTTGTAAATCTGATCGGGAAGCGGGGCCGTTTTCTTTCAGATATTCTAATACAGGACCTTCGTAATTTTTGTATTGTTTTTTAGTTTGTGCAGAAGATTTGCTTTGCAAAAGTGATCTATAAGCAAATGTATGGGTAATACCATTTTTAAAAGTAATGGATTGGACACGTTTATCAATAACAACAATATTATCAATGATCGTTTGCATAAAATCTGATAAGGCTTCTCGACCTACTATTTCGGATAATTCGCGGTAATCAACTTGTCGGGCTTGCTGCATTTCTTTAGTTATTAAAAAGTGTTGAGCGTAGTCGATGAATACATCGCTGGTTTTATCATCGTTTTTTTGTTTCAATATATTGATTTCATCATCAATTTCTTCTAACCGTTCTTGAAGATCACGTTTCTTAAAAATGTAATCTTTTTGGCTAATAGCATCCTCTTCTTCACCAAAATAGTATAAATCCTCTAAGCGTTTGAGCGCTCTTACAAATTTAGCTTTTTCTTTTTGTAAACGTTCAATTTCAATATTAGGTATTTGAATTTCATCTTTAGTATTGAGCGAGTAATCTTGTCCTGACATGTTGCCAGTTAGGGCGAAGTAGGTTTCTTTCAAAGATTCATTATCGACACCAACTACATCAATAAAAGAATTACCACGTAGTAGGGCGCTTTCCATGTCGCGTAAAGAGTGTTTAGGTGTTATGCGTTCTTGTAGTCTAATTAAGTTAGAGACATAGTTGAAAATAAATGGTCCAATGATGATGTCACTAACGTAATTGCTGCATCGTTTTGCACCGCCTGATGTAACGCATGTATAACGAGAGGGCCGATAGCCGTCTTTACGAGCTGCATCTAATCCAGCGGTAAGTAGGGAGTTACATTTGCCGCAATACAACATCTTTGAAAAGATGTGTTTATGAATATCTGCACGTTGGACATCAGTTAATCCTCTATAATTGTCAGATAGCAATTTGTTTACACGATCGAATTGTTCTTTTTCAATAATGCCAGGGTGGTTATTATCAACAACAACCCATTCTTCTTTGTTTTTAAGCCTTCTGCTACCTCCACTTTCACGCATGTTGTAGCGGTATGTACCGATATAGAAAGGGTTGCGTAAAATGTCGCGGACTGTCTTTGCTGTCCATTGGCCATTACGTTTTGTAGCTATTCTTTTCTCGTGCAAACTATATGCAACTTTTAGTGTGGAACGTAATGATTCGTATGAATTATAAATATATTGAATAATTTTTGATTCATCAGGATCAATAACTGGAAACTTTTCTTCCTCTGACCATACATATCCAAAGGGGACTGTTGCTCCATTCCACAGTCCTTTTTCGGCACGCGATAACATAATTGAAAATACGCGTTCAGCAGTCAGTTTCCTTTCTAATTCAGCAAAAACGAGGATTATTTTTAACATAGCTTCGCCCATTGCTGTTGATGTATCAAATTGTTCGTTTTTTGAAACGAAAGTAACTTTGCAATCTTTCAATTCCTCATACATTTCCGAAAAATCTTTGAGGTTCCGTGATATTCTATCAATCTTCCATACGAGTAAGTGTGTAAATTCTCCACTTCTTATACGCTTCATCATTTCTTGATATTTGGGACGATCAGTATTTTTTGCTGAATATCCTGCATCTTCGAAAATTACCACTTCTTCAATATTCAAAGCGTATTTAGCATAATTCTCTAACTCTTGTCGCTGGAAGGGTAAAGAGTCTTTATCAATTTGATGCAATGTACTTACCCGTACATATAATGCTGCCTTTTTCAATGACATAGCTCCTTTCATTTAAAGACAAGAGCAAGAAAACTAGTAAGCTCTTTCATATAGTATATTAATCATGGAATGAACAAGATTTCAATAGTATTGTGATTAAATCCTTATTTATATTAAAAAATAGAAAATCTTTGAAAAAGAGGAAAAATGACAGTAATTACATTGTGTCAAAAAACTACAAAATACGACATGAATCAGTATATCTTAAACGGAGGAAATGTATATTGAGGAAAATATTTCTTCATATGTCGAAGGTAGTCGTACAAAAGGATTAGGAATTTTAGGTATTTGGATATAAAATATTATTAATCCAATAATGTCGAATATTGTCATTATTGAATGTTTTTAGATACATAATTTATGATTGGATAAGAACGTGTGTTCTTGTATAATGAAGTAAAAGGTGGTTAAAAAGCATAGAGAGAAAATGACTGTTGTACATAAGTGGTAGGAATTAAGCAAAATAACAATAGAGGTGATTGTATGCCGGTAAAAGATGAGTTACGACAAAGATTTATAATAATGACAGAGAATTATCAGGGGAATAAAATGAAGGAACATTCTGACATCATCGAAAAGGTATTACAAATTGACAATGAAAAAGCATTAGGGCTATTAAATAATTTATCAGATAAGTTTGTAAAAAAAGCAACTCACGATTGAGTTGCTTTTATTTGTTTTTATTAATAGTTTTTAATAATTGGAGAATTAGTTCGGATTCATGATCTTCTAATTTTGAGATTTCTTTAAGTATATTCAATGTTTGTTCAGTACCAGTTACTAATAAATTTCCTAACGATTCATGTAACTCATCTTCATATGATTTTTGATAAAACATATCACCTTTTCCAGAACGAAGCCATTCTTCATTTACATTGAATTCGATGCAGATCAATTTATACATGGTTTCAGTAATACTATAAGTATTTAATTCCATTTTACTAACAGCGGTTTTAGTTATTCCTAACCTTTTACCAAATACCTCTTGGTTTAAATTAAGAGATGTCCTTAGTTCTCTAATTCTCTGATTCAATTAATTTTCTCCTAGATTTTAGCCTCAGTAATCTATAAAACTCTGCTATTTTTCTTCAACCATGGTTTCCAAAAATCTTAAAAAAGCTTGTAATTGGTTCTCGTTTAATTTATTTGCCATAATAATCAGTTCTTTAATTTTTTCATTTCCATTTAAGGTAGCTTCCGCAAGTATCTCTGCAAATTGGTCGTCAACTGTAGGTTCTAAAAACATAATCCCTTCACCTGAACGAAGCCACTCTTCATTTACATTAAATTCTCTACATAAATGCTTAATAAAAAGCTCTGTTGGTTCAACTCTAGCTAACTCGTAAGAAGCTATAACATTTCTGGTAACTGAGAGTCTACTACCGAAATCCTCTTGTGAAAGTTTGGTATACTTCCTTACTATTTTAATTCTTTCACTAATCATTTTAACACCCCTTTCATTCTAACCATTGAGACTAGTTTACCTTATTATGTTTGTGTCAACAAGCACACTTTTAAAATATTTTGTGTTTACAAACAAATATATAGATGTTATATTGTGTTTATAGACACAGAAATGTTTGGTGAATCTTCTAAAATGATGAAGAAGATTAAGAAAGGAGAGATTTATATGAAAAAAATAAAAGATAGCAAAAAAGAAGAGGCAATGAAACGTGTGTTTCAACTAATGCTCCAACTGAATGAAAATCAGTTAACCATGACAGAAGGTGTCATGACAGGAATGATGCTAGAACATAGTTTAAAAAAACCAGATAAAGTTTCGTAGTTTCCTAGAGGGCAATCTATTGAAAAAATGTACAAAAGCAAAAGGCATTTGCGAGTACATAACTCGCTCATGTCAAACAGCTTGTAAAAGAAAGCTTAATTAGTAGTCTTTATCATTTTTTACAAGCTGTTTGATGTGAATCATCATACATAAAAATTAATGCGCTGTGATACCGAGCCGATGACGGTGTAAATAAATAGAATTTATAGCTTATAAGACGGTAGCAACGTCAATCATTTTCAGGAGGTAAAAAATGAAAGTTATAGAGAACACTCAACTAGAAAAAATCAAAAAGGCATTAGAAAAATACGGAATATACAGTGAGGAACAGTTGAAAGAAGCGATTAAAAATATGAAACCTTTAAATATAGGATGTATGGTTTCACCTGTTCCGCCAAAGAAGGTATTGGAGGGACAAGAATGTTAGAACAATTACAACATGCTTATGGACATGCATTGAAAAATCTAGTGTTTGTGGATTTTGTGAATAAGAAAATAATAGGTGGATTTGAAGTTCTGGAACTGGAGTTAGCAAAAGAAAATGCTTGCTGTAAGGACTTGATAACAGCTATTAATTACCATTTTCGCAAAGGCCACTTTGATTTAGCGAAGGAACGGATTGATGCTCTGACAAAAAGAGTTGATTACATCCAACGGTTAGAAATACAGATTACAGCACATCGAAGAAATAAACTATTTAAGATTGCTAGTCATTTACGCAAACAAGGTAGATCGGCAGAAGTGGTGAGCAACAATGCAAAACCTAATTGAAGGCAAAAAAAACTGCTTAATCGCTCCAACGATTAAACAGCACGTGAATTTTGAAAACTTTCTAATCACAATTACTAACTACCGCAAATAGTTAGAAACCTGAAAACCTATGCCGTACTTACAAGAGGTACGGCTTTATTTGACTATTGCCAAACACCTTATTGCTAGTATAGCAACTTTCATGGCAAACAGTCAATTAGCGTCCTTGTAATGGATATTAGATTTATGACGAAATCCAAAAAATAACAAGGATACTAGATTACTAATACATCGGGAGAGAGTAGCCGTGAAGAATAAACAGCATAAGGTCAAACATGTTTTAGCAGCATATGAAGAAGCATTTGTTGAGACAGAATTAACAAAAATGCATGAAGATAGCTTACTAGATAGGGCTATTGCGGGATACCGTGTGAAAAGTATTTGGTGTGGATCAGTTTTAGAGGTGGAGGCATACCCGTATTGGGAGATACCTCAAAAGAAACGTGTAAAAACGGATAAAAACAGTAGTAAAGCACAAGAAAAGCTGAATGAAAAGAACAGACAAAAGCATGTAGTGAGATTACTGAATACAAATTTTCGGCCATTTCACGATTTATACATGACATACACGTATTCGGACAAGCATGTACCTAAAGACTATGAGCAAGCCAAAAAAGATATGTCAAATCTAATAAAGCGTATGAAGTATTGGCTGAAGAAACAGGAGAAGTATGCAGATTTTGAATTGAAATATTTATACACAACAGAACATACACGAAACGGCCAAAAAGTCCGAGCGCATCATCATATGGTCACAAACTTTCCAGATAGAGAAGTAGCCGAAGAACTATGGAATAGTGGGCGAGCTAGATCAGAACGTTTAGTAGATGATGATTTAGGTTTTAAAAAGCTAGGGGAGTACCTAGTTAAAGAAAAGGGAGAAAAGACAAGAAAAGGATATACACCTTCGCGCAATTTAGATAAGCATACTAAAGTGACGGTATCAGACACGAAATTAACTCGTAGACGCGCTGCTAAAATTGCAACAGAAGAAATTGGAGCGCAAGAAATCTTTGAAAAAATGTATAAAAATTATCAATTCAAACAAATGAATGTGTCATTTTCTGATTACGTAAGTGGAGCGTATTTATATGTGCAAATGAAGCGGATTGATAGGTCTGTCAAAAGAAAAGTAAATAGCGGAGGAGATAAGGATGGAGAAGAAGGATCATCACATTGAAATGATTCAGGAAGGGCAAATGAATATTTTTGAAGCGGATTACCAGAAGAAGGAACAGGAGGCGTTAAAAATGGTTGAACAAGCGATGGCGAAATTAAGTGCAGAACTTAGAGTGGAAAGAGTGAATCCGTACGTAGCGGCAGTAGGTAATTTTCTAATGGATTTCTTGGAGGATAATCCATCTTCTGCTGAAAAGTTTATGGCTGAAGGTAAAACGATTATTGACAGTATGAAGGAAGTTCGAAAGGAAGCTCAAAAGGTGCAAGTGAATAATTGTGGAGTATTAACAAGTGAGCAGGGTTTTCAAATTGTACTTAAATACTTTGGTATTAAACCAACAGGTAACATGGCAACTAATACAGCTGTTGTGCCTAGTACTTCAAATCATACACCGAAAGAATCAGTTGCTACTTCAAGACCTGCACGTCGTTTTGAAGCATCACTGGATGAACTTTTATAAGGGGTGACATCGATGGAAAACAATGAAGAATTTATTAAATCATTACTTGCACATTTTCCGGCCGAAGTACCTGAACATGTGCAGTTTGAAGCAGACGAAAAGGCGTTGTTATTAAGCAGGTATATTTTTGTTAGTAGCGGAAAGAATCGGACAGGCTACTGTACACATTGTCGAAATACTTTCCCTATTGAGAATCCAATCAAACAAAACGGCAAGGGTGAATGCCCTGCATGTTTTTCGAAATGTAGGTACAAAAAAGCTTGGCTTGGGAGAAAGGCTTTAATCGACACAGCTTGTATATTACATTGCCAAAAATCTGTATTAAATCCATCTGTAGTAACAGTGGAATGGCTATATGCTTCAAGGGATTATAGAGAGAGTTTCGAAAATGTGAGTACAGAGTATGCAGCTGTTGCGCGGTATGTGTTCGACTATGACCGCAAAGTGTGCCAAAAAATTGAAGGTGGTTTCGGTTGTAGATGGTGGACGGAAAGCGGATTTAGTACACCAAGTTTCTTACAAAATAGATCGTTTATGTCCAGGAATATCATGCATGGAACCTTTGAGGATGGTATAGCAGGAACGCCATTCCAATACAGCGGTTGGCAAAGATACGATTATGAAGATGTATTAAAATACCTGCCACTTGTAGCTAAATATCCAAGTGTGGAAATTCTAACGAAAGCTGGTTTAGATAGTTTTGTAAAAGCGAAAATATACGGTTATAAGACTTACAGCGCAGTTAATTGGTCGAAATCAAAATTGCATCACATTTTCAAGATGTCTAAACAAGACTTCCAAATGTTAAGAGAGAAAAATTCCGAAAGTTCATTGTATTACGTAAGAGATTTTCTTTTTAATGCTTGGGTGGTTCAGCAATGGCGTAAAGAAAAGTCGAGAATGAATATAGATGAACTTCAAAAAAATATGCAAAGCTTCAGTGTAAAAGATGACTTGAAAACATTTAAGTTCATTAGACAGTTCACTTCCCTTCACCGACTGTTTAATTACGCAAACAAGCAATTTGAAAAGGATGGGAAACATTTCGTAAGGCGTCACCAAGTATTGATCACATGGCAGGATTATATAAATGATTGCCAAAAGTTAAAGATTCATATAGATGAGGCAAACATTTTCCCAAAAAATTTACGTAAGGCCCATGAAGAAACTATTAAACGAGTGAAACACTATGAAGATGAATTAATGCGTAAAAAGGCAAAGGATAGATATGAAAAGATTAAGCATTACGAGTTTGAACTTGGCCAGTTGAAAATAGTTGTTCCGTTTACTCCTAAAGAAATTATCGATGAAGGTAGTAAGTTATCACATTGTGTTGGAGGATATGCTCAAAGACATGTGGATGGTCAGACGACAATATTATTCATACGAAATATCAAAGAGCCTAATGAATCGTTTTACACAGTAGAAGTTAAAAACGAGAAAGTAGCACAGGTACGTGGAATCAAGAATCAACCCCCAACAGAAGAAGTAAAAACATTTGTTGAAGAATTTAAAAAGCAAATACTAACTAAGAAAGTGAGGAAAGCGGTATGACACAATTAATCACAGAACGTTCTGCAGATGTTATTGCAGCTGAGATAAATGCGATTAAATTCCAAACCCAAACAATGATGTTACAGGCATCAGCTGAAATAGGAAAGAGGCTAATTGAAGCAAAAGAGCAATTACCTCATGGTGAGTGGGGCAAATGGTTAAAAGAGAACGTAGAGTACAGTCAATCAACAGCAAATAATTTAATGCAAATTCATATGGAGTATAGTTCAAATTCCCAAGCGTTTGGGAATTTGAGTTATTCAAAAGCAGTGGCTCTATTAGGTATTGAATCTGAAGATCGAGAGGCATTTTTGCAAGAAAATGATGTTGATGAAATGTCTACACGAGAACTTCAAAAAATCATTAAGGAGAAACAGAAACTTGAAAAGGAAATGGCCACGCGTGAAGCGGATGCCACAAAAGCAAAGAGTTTATTAGAAAAGGATATTCAGGAACTTAAAAAACAGTTAGAAAATGCTCGAGAACAATCTGTTGAGAATGAGGTTTCCGAAAAAGAGATTAATAGGTTAACGCAAGAGTTGGCTGTTGCTGAATCGAGGGCAAAAAAACTAGAAGAACACCTAAAAACAAAACCTATTGAAGCGGCAACTGTGGAGGTAATTCCTGAATCAGTACAAAAGGAGCTAGACCAACTTCGTAGCAAAATGAATGAGTCAACAGATCCTGCAGAGATAAAATTTAAAATGCGTTTTGAGTCATTAGTGAACGAATTTGATTTAACGTTGCTTTCACTTGATGGGATTGGGGATAGCGAAACTAAGACTAAGTATACCAACGCTGTTCATAGATTGATGGATAAAATGCGCGCTACTTTAGAAGGAGAGGTGTCATGATGGCAGGGCTGTACTGGAGTGCTACACAAGGGGGATATATCAAATGTCCTGTTAATGATTGTAACCATATAGGTATCGTTATTACAGCTGCTCACTGTCGAATTGAACATGGTATGACCCGTGAGGAAATAATGAAGAAATATGGGCAACCAAAAAATATATCTAAGTCTAAAACAAAAAGAAGCCAATAAGGTGCATTCTAATGGGGGCATTGATGATGGGTGCTGTAAAAGTGAAAATATATCTTTGTAAAGAAAATGAAGAACTTTTTTCAGAGAAAGATACCTGGCATGAAAATGAGTGTAATTGTAAAACAGTGCATTATGCTACAGCAGAAGTTGGGAAGGAATTGAAATGGTCGAATGGGGCTGAATGGGGCAAAATCCATCACCCCCATTTAGGGGAAGTAATGACTTACTGGAACCCTGAAAGACCTTGTTATGACACATGGACTGCTCCTGTAATCAATGAAGATGGAGAAATCATTTGTTATAGATTTGACCAAGACGAAGGGCATTGGGCTTTAGATGAAGGTTGTGAGAACTTAGGTTTGTATAACGGAATTGATACTTGTAAATTCAGCTAATGGCAACGGTGTCCGAAGCGGATAGTAATTAGTTTCTTGAAAGAAAATGTGTAGAAGGGATGAAGAAGTATGGCCGAAAAATTTGAGTCATTAGGATTTACAGCAACTGTAACAAATCATAAATTGAAAGTTGAAATTCCAATATCTAATTTGGTTAAGGGCTTTGAAGCAAGCCCTAACAATTTTGATGAAGTAAAGGTGAAACGTGGACATAGACAAGTTTTTGCTAAATACTTGGCTCAACATTTGGTGGATGGCAGCAATCCTGATACTGGAGAAAGTCCGATGATGGAAGTTATTGAACAAGTATTTGAAGAAATATTCGAAGGTGCAGAAGATTTTGTTAAGTATCCAGAAGAGGATGAGGAATAATTGAAAGATATTGTTCAAAAAGGAGAGAACGTAAATGACTGTACACGAATTAAAAATTTTACCTAAATATTTCGAGCCGGTAACAGACGGAATTAAAACTTTTGAAATTCGAAAAGATGATCGTGGTTATCAAGTTGGAGACTTATTACTAATGAAAGAGCATGAGAATGGTGCATTTACAGGTAATGCAGTTCTTAAAGTAGTTACTTATCTAACAACAGATTACCAACAAACTAATTATGTAACTCTTGCAATTAAAGATCCTAATTTTGATGTATTAGATAACGAATTTGGCTACAACAAAGCAGCGTGTCTTTATATGGGGTATGAGCCGATTTGGGTACTTGAGGAAGCAACTGACGAAGATTTGGAAGAATCCATTTCAGCTGTTGATGAAGCAGATGTTTTATAGGCATTAAAAAAGAGCAGCAGTCACCTACTACTCAACCAAACTATACTTTTTAAGTATATCATATCTATCAGCATAAAGGAGGTGATCTTTTGGGAGCATTTATTTCAAAACAACCAAACGGCTTGTTTTGTCGGTTTTCTTCAATTCTTGATTGTCCTACGCATTGGAATATGACAAAAGATGAATATATAAATAATGTTACTGGAACAGTTAGAAATAAAGAAGAAGCCTTTAATATATTGGTGAATCATCTAGAACCATTTTCGGAAGTTATTGATAGATTTGTACCCAACAATATGACGGAAGTGGAATTTAGAGATGTAGTAAGAGAAATGAAAAGTGAGTTCACGAATTAAATTTTAATCATCCAAGAATCATACACCAGGTATTTATTCGGAAACCACAGCATTTGGTTAAAAATCATTCGATAAAAGGTGGTGCAGCGTTTTGAAAGAGCTGTTAAAAGAATACCAAAAAACTTTGAATAAAAATGACTTAATAATTCAATCCAATGAAAATCGAATTAAGAAAATAAAAGATACATTTCAAAACGCTCATGCCTTAAAAGTATCTTTGCGAAAAGCGATAGATTTAAACAAGGAATTAAAAATTAAGGAACAGGATCTTGTGATTTTTAAGGCAGCAAAAAGTGATTTACAGTTTACTACAAAGTGGATTAAAACAGGTATTCAACCAGACGCACATTGGCGAGGGATAGAAAAGAATGATGCCTATTACATAAGCCGTTCATATGATCCTTATATGATGGGAGTCCTGATTGAAAACAGGCAAGCAAACGAACCATTTGAAATGATAGAAGAAAACTTTTTAAGTGTAGAAGAAAAAGAAGAGCAAGAACGCATTAGGTTTGATGATTCATTGAATAGAGATACCGCTGAATTATTCGAACAAGCCAAAGAAGCGTTAACACGAAATGAAATTAGAATTCTGTTGTTTATACAGGAGGAAAGATCGCAATCAGAAATTGCCGAATTGATTGGCGTTTCACAACAAGCCATATCCAAACGAATTAAGAGCATTAAGAAGAAACTATCGAAAATAGGCATAGAAAGGGATGATCTGTAATGAAGCGTGTAATACCAATACGTGATAAAGAAAAAATTAGAGAGTTTAAACAGGTTTTAATATCTAAGAACGAAAGAAATTACATTCTGTTCATGATTGGAACTAACGCAGGGTTACGTGTATCAGACATATTGCCATTGCGTGTCCGTGACGTTAGGGGGGAGTATCTAGAAGTAATTGAACAAAAGACGGGGAATGTTAGGGATATACCTATAAATGATTCATTGAGACGTGCTATAGATAGGTACATTAAAGGTAAGAAAGATAATGAATACCTAATTAAGAGTCGAGAAGGTGGAAATAAACCAATTAGTAGATGGATGGCTTATAAGATTTTAAGAGAGGCAGCAGAAGAAGTAGGGCTTACTAGGATAGGTACACATAGTATGCGAAAGACCTTTGGATACAACTACTATCAACGAACAAAAGACATAGAGACATTATGTAAGATGTTGGGCCACAGTGACTCACAAATAACGAAAAGGTATATCGGGATAGAGGATGATTTTATTCGTGAACAGTACATTAAGCACACGAATATTTGAAACCGTAATCCCTTTTCTTATCGCATTAATTACACATAAAAATGACTAGGTGTAACTGAGAGAAAAATAAATTATAAATGTTGATGTATCAAGGCTTCAACGTTCCTGTGCGAGTTACACAGAATATAAAGATATGGTGAACTGAATGAAAAGGGGTTGTGAGTTGTCAACTATAGGTGAAAGGACTACTAGTACAAGTGGTCATAGGTGATAGCATGAACCCTTGTGCCAGTAGCTATGAGGACTATATTCAAAGGCTTGGGTCCTTCCTCAGGGGGAGGGGCTATACGGGGCTTGCGAGCCCCATAAATTGTCCGGATTTGAAAAAAAAAAAATACTACGGAATTACGGTTTGGAGGGTTGGCGCATGGATGGCGTGAAAGAGGTTGATGGTAGATTGCTAGTAACCACAGCACGACTATGCGATCTACTCGAAATATCAGACAAAACAACAACCAATTGGAGAAGGTCAGGATGTCCACAACATAGTCGTGGCTGGTGGGATATTAAAGATGTTATGAAGTGGCGTGGTCAAATTTCAACGAGTGAAGATGCTGCAACAAAGAAAGGACGAAACCTACAACAAGAAAAACTAGAGTGGGAAGTCGAATACAAAAAGCAACAAACTGAACTTACTCGTATGAAGAATGACTTAGCCGAAGGAAAATACGTTGAACGTGATTTTGCAGAGGCAGAACTAAGTAGGTTTTTCCTTGTATTTAAAAAATCGGTTACGTCTTTATCGCGAAAGTTGGGCAATGTAATTAGTAGCTATGTAGAACCAGTAGAAGCTAGGCGTGTAGAACAAGAAATTGCAGATACAATTAATGATGCCTTAGAACAAATGAGCGTGGATGGTGTGTATAATGCGAGAAAAGCAAAGAAGAAACAATAAATGGCCATTATTTATTGAAAATGCTTTAAAAACATTAAAACCACCTGAAAAAATGAACATGAGTGATTGGGCTGAAAAGTTCCGTATACTTGACACAAAATCAAGTGCAATACCAGGCCCTTGGCGAAATTCTGTAACGCCATATCTTATAGGAATCATGGACGAATTTAATAATGTCCAAACAGAAGAAATTATTTTCGTGAAACCGACACAGGTAGGTGGCACAGAAGTTTTACAAAACGCACTAGGGTATTTTGTAATGCAAGACCCTGCACCATGTATGGTGGTTTATCCTTCGCAGGATTTGGCCCAACACGTTTCTGAAAACAGATTACAAAAGATGTTTGAAGTGTCCAAGCCGATGGCAGAAAAATTTCTTCCTAATAAATCTGAAATGTTAGAATTGCAGTTTGATGGGATGTTTATAACTTTAGAGGGTGCAAATTCTCCAGCAAGTTTATCCTCTAAACCAATTAGATATTTACTTTTGGATGAGGTCGACAAGTATCCAGGTGCTTCTAAAAAAGAAGCCGATCCAATTCGACTCTCAAGAGAGCGTACAAAAACATTCTCAAATAGAAAAATATTTATGGCGTCTACACCAACATTACGAACAGGCCATATTTGGAAAGCCAAAGAAGATGCTGACATCGTAAAGCACTATAAAGTTCCGTGTCCACATTGTAGTGAATTTATTGAATTGAAATTCAAAAATATTAGGTGGGCAAGTAAAGAGGAAGTTGGATCAGTTGCAGATCGTGCTGAAACTGCAAAATATGTATGCCAAGAATGTGGCTGTTTTATCACGGATAAACATAAAGCACAAATGTTACGTGATGGGCGTTGGGAGGTAGTTGCACAAAGGACGCAATTTCCTCGAAAAGTATGCTTTTGGATGAACACTCTATACTCACCGTTTGTTCGATTTTCGGAGATTGCTAAAGAATATCTAACATCAAAGGATGATCCTGATGCTTATCAAAACTTTATCAACTCGTGGATGGCCGAGCCGTGGGAAGATACCAAGTTAAAAACAAATGCTGACATGGTTTTAGAACATCAGACAGAGTTTGAGGAGTTTGTAGTACCTGATTGGGCCGTGATGCTAACAGGCGGTGTAGACGTACAGGAAACTAGTTTGTATTGGACAATAAGAGCATGGGGTCCATATTTAACAAGTCAAAAAATCGCTTCTGGACAGGTTCTTAATTTCAAAGATGTAGAAAAGATTATGAATTTGGAATTTAAAAAAGACAATGGAGAAGTATTGTTAGTACAACTTGCAGGTATAGATTCAGGGGACCAAACTGACGATGTGTATGAATTCTGTGCAAGGAATTCTGAATGGGCTGTACCGATTAAAGGTATAGCAGGTGGTCATTCTCACTTCCGAATTAGTAGGGTCAATAAAAATTCATCCAGTGCGTACGGAATGCAATTAATACTAGTCGATGGTGGAAAATACAAAGATATGATTGCTTCTAGATTAGCAAAACCAGTTGGAGAAGGTAGTTGGATGGTTCATCAAGGTTGTGATATGGAGTACGCGGAGCAAGTAACAGCCGAACATAAAATACGTGTTAAAGGTAGCAAACAATTGGTATGGGTACCTAAAACATCACATGCAGACAACCACTATTTGGACTGTGAGGTATATGCAATGGCAGTTGCTGACGTGTTGGGGGTTCGAACGTTGAGTCTTATGGCAGACGAAGAGGTCCAAGAAGAAACGCCATCTGAACAACAAATAAATTATGACTCTACTAATTATAACGATAGTTGGTTGAACACAAAAAAATGGTAGTTAGATTTAGAAAGGAGATATATCAATGACAACACAGGAAGAATTACAACAAGTAAACAATGCCATAGCAGCTATTGAAATAGGTGGACAAGAGTATCAAATTGGATCAAGACGTTTAAAACGTGCTGATTTATCTGTGCTATACAAAAGGCAAAGGGAGTTAAAAGATCAGTTAGAAGTAGAAAGATCTGATGGTTTTGGATTAGCCAACGCATCTGTTGCTATATTTGATAGAAGGTAGGTGTGAAAATGAATTGGTTAGATCGAACAATTGCTTGGTTATCTCCCGAATCTGCATATAAACGTTTAGGTTATCGTCAAGCTGTGGATAGTATGCGTTCATATGATGCAGCTGGTGATGATCATTTGAATGCAGGTTGGCGAGCAGTAAATGCAAAAGCAGAATCTACTGATGGCATGTATCGGGATACAATTCGCGCAAGAAGTCGAGATTTGGAACGAAATAGCGATATTCTGGAGAGTGTTGTATTAGCGTTTGAGAGAAATGTTGTTGGTGGGGGATTCAAGTTACAAGCAAAAACTGAAAATGAGGATTTGAATACCAATATAGAATCTTTATTCAAATTGTGGTGTAGACCAAAAAACTGTGATGTTACTCAACAACAGAGTTTTTCAGAAATCTGTCAGATGCTTATTCGCCGTCAAAAGGTGGATGGCGGAATTATTGTTGTTTTAAGATATATCGATGATGGTATTGTACCTTTATCATTACAATTGTATGAGGTAGATGATTTGGACACTATGATGCCGACAACTACAACTAAAAAAATTGTAAATGGTATAGAATACAATGCTTATAACCGACCTATTGCTTATTATTTAAAAAAGTACGATGCATACGGAAACTATATTGGTACATCTGAGCGAATTGACGCAAAAGATGTGCTTTTTTTATTCAAGAAGAAACGCCCCAGTCAGTTAAGAGAAATGAGTGAACTATCCTCAACACTGCCAAGGGTTCGTGACATGAATCAATTTATGGAAGCGGTAAGTGTGAAGGAACGGGTTGCAGCCTTACTAGCAGTCCTAATCAAGAGAGTTACGCCAGGTGGTGTAACTGGTCCTGTTGGTCGTAGTAATGGCCAATCAGATAGACGGAATGGTTATACAGGGAAAATGTTAACACCAGGTATGATGATGGAGCTTAATCCAGGTGACGATGTACATGTAGTTCAACCACCTGCACAAGCAGCTAATTCAGCTGAATTTATACGATTACAGCAACGCCTGTCAGGTTCAGCACAAGGTATATCATATGAGGTTGCAGCGCGTGATATGTCACAAGTCAATTATTCATCAGCTCGACAAGGGCTATTAGAAGATCAAAAAACATATTTGATGCAACAACAATTTTTAATCGATCATTTTTTAATTCCAGTTTATGAAGCATTTCTTGAATCAGCAATTTTAGTTGGAATGGTCAGCATAAAGGACTTCCATTCAAAGAAGGACAGTTATTTAAAACATGAATGGGTTGCTCCAGGTATGAAGTGGATTGATCCACTCAAAGAAGCAAATGCCAATAGAGTGGCGTTGGAAACTAATCAAACTACACTTGCTGAAATTGCAGGTAATACAGGGAACGATTGGCGCGAAATAGTAGATCAACGTGCAATTGAAATCGAATACATGAGGGAAAAGGGGGTGATAAGTAGTGAGTCCAGTACAAATTTCGAAGAAATCGAGAAACTCATCAACGAAACAGAGGACGAAAAACGAAAAGATGAATCGTGATTTATCATTTGATATTCGGTCATTAGACGATGATAAGAGGACTTTTGAGCTATCTTTTTCATCAGAAGAACCATACCAGCGTTGGTTTGGGTCAGAAATTCTATCACATGAACCTGGAGCTATTGATTTAAGCCGATTGAATGAAATAGGTGTGCTTTTATACAACCATAATCGAGACAAAGTAATTGGCCGTATTGATAAGGCGTGGATGAAGGATAATCGAGCGTATGCACAAGTTACCTTTGATGAAGATGCAGAGTCAGATGTGATTTATCAAAAAGTAAAATCAAAAACTCTTAAAGCTGTTTCGGTAGGCTATCAAGTAGAATCATGGGAAGAAGTTTCAGCTGGTAAAACTTCAGCAAATGGTCGCCATGTGGGACCATGTAGTGTTGCTTTAAAATGGCAACCATATGAAATTAGTATCGTATCTGTTCCAGCTGATGCATCAGTAGGAGTGGGTCGAGATATGGAAGAAGAATTTGAACAAGATATACAGGAAAAAGGCGATTATTCATATTATGAACGTCAAATTTTACTTAATGAAAACTTACTTGGAGGGAAACAATAATGAATTTATTACAAATGTTAGCACGCCAAAAGGCGATTGTTGATGCTGCTAAAGCCGAAGGGAATCGTGCGTTATCAGATGAAGAAAAACGAGAATTTGATGAATTACAGAGTAAAATTGATGCCTTACGTGCACAAGGAGATCCAAATGAGCCAACACCCGCACCAACAGATAATTCACAACGTACACTTGCAGATGAACGTCAACGTGCCCTTGAAATTACATCACTTTGCCGGGACTTTGGTTTAAATGCTGAGGATTATATTAAAGATGGCCATTCAATTGACCAAGTTCGTCAAATCATACTGGAAAAGCAAATTAAAGATCGTGCTCCGCAACCTTCAGGCATTCAAATGGGGAAAGATGAGCGTGATAAATTCCGTGATGCAGCTGCAGATGGTTTAGCTTTACGCGTTGGAATGAATGTAGAAAAGCCAAACGAAGGTGCGGGGGAATTACGAAACTTATCATTACGAGAATTAGCAAAAGAATCAATGATTATTGAAGGTGTAAACAACGCCTATCGATTAAGTGATGATGAACTTTTACGTCAACATTTAACACCAACATCATTATTTACTAACATCATTGATCAAACTGCTCGTAATGTTTTCCAACAAGCATATACAGATGCAGCTACAACATACCAACATTGGACTCGCCGTGGTACATTAACTGATTTCAGACCAACTAAAACATATCAAGTTGGCACTGCAGGTGAACTATTACTAGTTTCTGAAAATGGCGAATTAAAACATGACGATCCTAATGGCGTAGAAGGACCAACACGTCAATTATTAACTTATGGCCGTCAATTCTCCATGTCACGACAAGCATTTATCAATGATGATGTAAGCTTTATCGAAACAATCCCAGCATTATACGCACAATCTGCACGCCTTGGTATTAATCGTTTGGTGTATCAAACATTGGCTAAAAATCCAGCTATTTGGGATGGCAAAACACTTTTCCACGATGATCATAAAAATATCATGGCAACAGGTGGAGCACCATCGGTTGATACATTGTCGCAAGCACGCCAGTTATTAAGAAAACAAACAGCTGCAGGTGGCGATGTGAAATTAAATATTCCTGCACGTTTCATGTTGGTGCCAACTTCACTTGAAACAAAGGCTGGGCAACTAATTGGATCAACGGTTGATCCATCACAAGTAAATCCTAATATTCCTAACCCATTCTATAACCAATTTACAATCGTTTCAGATGCAGAGTTAGATGATGCTAGTGTTAATGGTGAATTAGAGTGGTATGTAACATCCGATAAATTACGTTCACCAATCCAAATCGATTTCCTAAATGGGAAAGACATGCCAACGATTGTGATGAAACAAGCCCCTGCAGGTCAAATTGGTTTCCTTTGGGATATTTATATGGATTACGGTGTTACAGTGGTAGATTATCAGACTGTAGTTAAAAATAACGGTAAATAAGAGAGGAGATAAGAAAATATGACACAAGCTAAATATGTACAACGTGGTGAAACAATTGATTTTATTAATAATACAACATCTAACATTGAAGCTGGAGAGGTCGTTCCTTTAACAAGTCGTATTGGTGTAGCAGCTACAGCAATCCCTGTCGGTACAAAAGGAGCACTTAATGTAATGGGTGTATATGATTTACAAGCTAATACTTCAGAAGCATTAACAACAGGTCAATCTGTGTATTTTAAAGATGGTAAAGTGCAAACATCAGAAACAGATGCTACCCCTGCAGGTTGGGTTGTGGAGCCAAAAACACAAGCAGGGGCAATTGCTCGCGTAAAAATCGACTAATAGGAGGCACCTTAATGGCCATAGTTTTAAAGGCAGTTACACATGTATGGTTTGCGGGACGCATGATTCCACCTGGAGATATTTTTTCAGCTGATGATGATTTTGGAAAGAAACTTATTGAGGGTGGTTCAGCTATAGTAGCTGATGCAATTATGGAATCTGAACAAGATGAAATTGATTTAGAATCAACATCTGAACAAGATGAAGGGTCTGATCATGATTCAGAATCAGCACCTGAACAAAAACCTAAAACTCGTAGTAAGCGTAAAGTGGATGAAGAGTAATGGCTAAAACTTTTAAAGATTTTTTACAACAAGATGTATCAAATGTATTTTTTAATATTGACGAAATGTCAGATGAGCATGAACTGGAAGGAAGAACATTAAACATAATAGTTGATGAAAGTAACCTTGAAGGAATGAGGGGTTATGGAAAAGATCAACTAAGTGCTTCGCAAGAATTGTATGTACATTTCATAACAATCTTTGTGAAAAGTAGTGACTTTTATGTTCCTAAAGTCGGGAGCCAACTAAGGCTAGATAATCAATATTATTATGTAGAAGAATCTTATGATGAGAGCGGTATTGTTAAAATCGTTTTATCAGCTAATGAAGTTTAGCGTGATTATAAAAAGAAAGTAGGGATTATTATGAAATTTTCAAAGTTAGAATTACATGCAACACATTGTTTAAAACATAATTTACCACTACGAGTTTTGATGGATAACCCTGTATTCCCATCACCTGAAATGGTTGTAATACCACCTGAAAACATTAGTAAAAAGATGAAAGGTTTTAAAGAAATATTTGATGATGATTGCAAACATAAGTATGACAAAGGGGTGAGTATTTCCGAAGTAGTTTTTTCGGAAGGATTAACGTCCGAAATAAAACAAGGAATAAGGATTTCACCACCATTAGAACCACAATTACGTAAAAATCATATTCGCTATGAAGAATCTTATACTGTTGGTGCAAATGATAGATTCATTTCGGTTGAAGGGCGAGTCGAGGATGTGCTGAAAATTATGGAGTTAGCTAATTCAAAAGGCTAAGGAGGATTTGTTATGATCCAAATCCGAGTTGATAACGCTGAAAGAATAGAGCAGCTATTTGAAAACACACCGCGAGAAGCGAAAATAATTTTAGTAAGAGCTATTAATAGGGGAGCGACAGCAGCAAGAACGAGAAGTAGTGTATTATTGCGTAAGAATTATATCATGAAGGCTGAGGATATAAAAAAACGTATAAAAATACGAAAAGCAACTGCTAACAATTTATCTGCTCAAATTCGAGCGAGTGGTCCTGTTACTCCATTAATGAAGTTTGACGTTACTCCTAGTACACCACAGACTGTAATCGTTCGAGCTCGTGTAAAAAAAGGTGGAAGTCGAAAAGTAATTAAGCATGGGTTTGTTAATAGAATGAGCAATTCACATGTGAATGTATTTACACGGGTAGGTAGGAATCGGTTGCCAATCAAAGGGTTATATGGCCCTTCAATTGCACAAATGATGGGTAAAGATGAAATAGTGGAAGAAATAATTGAACGTGGGCAAACGGTGCGTGATGAACGTCTAGAGCATGAACTAAACCGATTACTTAGAGGGTGACATAAATGTTAAATATCGAATTACTAGACAATCTAGTTGCGTTTCTAAACGAGGAATTGAAAGAAATGCGCTTATCGACCAAAGATGAAAATGTGGAAAAAGCTCCTATGGTATATGACGGCTATTTACCTCCGAAAGCAACTTCTTCTCGTAGAGGTGATGATACAGAGCAAGAGGATTATCCTTTTGTTCTTGTTCGCTATCTAGGAGAAGCTGATAAAATTTACGACGAAAATGTCGCTGAACTCAAATTAGTTATTGGGACATATAGCAAAGATGAGCAACATGGTTGGCGTGATACCTTAAATGTAATGAACAAAATTAAAATATCTTTAGGGAAAAAGCGAGTAATTGGAGCGGCATCTATAACAGGTACAATAAGTATGGCATTATTTGAAGAACAAATGAAACCAATGTGGCATGGTGTCATGGAAGTCCAGTTTAACTTACCACAGGTATCTTGGGAATGGAGTGTGTTAGATGACGATTAAAGTATCTGAAAAAGCATCACCAGAGAAGGTAGGGGATGCTATTAAAAAGACAAAAGAAAAGCAAGAACAATTAATTTACGTTGGCCCACAGGTGAAAGGGGTACAGCGTTTTTCTGTTTTTAAAGGGGGCTACCCTAAGAATTTAGAGGAACATTTAGAAAAATGTACCGCATTTAAACAATTGTTTGTGCCTATTCAAGAATTGAATATGGTTCAAATGCGTTTAAACGATGCGAGTACAGTAGAATCAATGTTTTATAACAAGATAATCGAATATTTTAAGGGAGTGAAGTAATATGCCACATGGCTCACGCGTGTATGAGATGCCGACAAGCCCTGGTACACCCACTGTAGTATCAAGTATTGTACCTGTTGTGTTCGGTACGGCACCTATAAATTTAACAGAGGGCATTGATAATGTGAATAGACCTATCAAATGTACCTCTTTAACTGATTTTAAAAAGAATCTTGGCTTCTCAAAAAACTGGGAAAACTATAATTTATGTGAAGTAGCAGATGCAGCATTTGTGGAATATGGCTTGGGTCCATTTGTATTTGTAAACGTATTAGATCCTGCGGTCCACAAAAAAAGTATTACACAAGAAACTGTAACGATTGAAAATCAAAAGGCTACTTTGAAAAATGAAGGGATACTTAAAAAATCGTTAAAGTTGATTGCTGATAGCACCACTTTAAAAGAAGATGAAGATTATATTGCTACTTTTAATGACGATGGGCTTTTAATGATCGCATTTTTAACAGCTCAAACAGCTGTAGTAGCTGAATACGATATGTTGGACCCTTCACTTGTTACAAAAGAGCATGTAATTGGTGGGTATGATGTTGCAACGGGTAAAGCGTCTGGTTTGGAATGTGTTAATAAAGTATTTCCACGTTTACGTTCAGTACCTAGTCTATTACTTGCTCCTAAATTTTCATCAGACCCAGATGTAGCTGCAGTTATGAGAGCAAAAGCTACTTCGATTAATACGTACTTCAAATCAGTAGCTCTAACAGATGTTGATACAACGCAAACTGCAGTGTTCACAGATGTATTTGAATGGAAAAATGACAATGGCTACACAGGTAAAAATGAAACAGTATGTTGGCCACTTGGTATGAGGAAGGACAAGGTGTATCACCTATCAACTTTATTTGCTTGTAACGTCTTAAAAGTTTGCTTGATAAACAACAACTATCCCTATGAATCTGCCTCAAATAAACCTATTCCGATTGATAAGATTGTTATCAAAAAAGGCAACAAATATGAAGAGGTTGAACTAGAACCAAATCAGGCAGAGATTTTAAATGATCAAGGGATTGTAACAGCATTAAATTTCGTGAATGGATTTGTAACCTGGGGAAATTACACAGCGGCTTATCCAGATGTAACTGACGTGAAAGACAAATTCCACGCAACACGTATAATGCATAATTTCATTGGTAACTCGATTGTGCTAAAAACTTGGGAGAAAGTAGATGGCCCAATCCGCAGACGTTTGATTGATGAGATTGTAGACGAAATGAACATGTGGATGAATGGTTTACAAGGTGACGGAGCAATTATTGGCGGAAGAGTAGAAGCCCGCGCAGAAGATAATCCAAATGAACAATTACAAAATGGTAAAGTGGTTTTCCGTTATTATGTTGCTGAACCAACTCCAGCCCAAGTAATAGAAAACATTTTACAAGTGGATACGTCATACTATGACACCATTTTTAACTAAGGAAAGGGGAAAATTTTAATGGCAAGAGTACCTGAAAAAGCTAATGATTTTAGAGTATACGTAAATGGCAGTCCTGAACTAAAGGGAGTAGCTGATTTACAATTACCATCATTTAACTCGAAAACAGAAACTGTAAGTGGGGGCGGAGTTATGGGTGAATATGATTCTCCTAACTTTAGCCACTTAGAATCAATGAAAGCCACTATAAACTGGCGAATGATTAATGATGAATTATTAGAATTCCTAAAACCGAAGGCGATTAAGCTGGATTTCCGATTAGCGAACCAAGAATATGATGGAGCTAAAGGTGAGCATGAATTCAGTGTTAATCGTATTGTTATGCGCGGGTTGCCAATAAATAACGATCTAGGAAAGGCAGCAAAGGGTTCTCCATATGAGGGATCATCAGAAATTGAAATTTTATATATTAAGATGGAATATAACGGAAAAAATTTAATTGAAATTGATAAATTGAATTATATTTACCGTGTCGGTGATGTTGATTATATGGAAAAATTACGTGCTGCATTAGGAATATAAAAAAGATATTGATAGGGGAGATTAATAATGAAAATCGAAAAGCAAAATGCTGAAGAACAAACACTTAATCAAAATCAGGAAAAAGAAATTGTAAACGAGGTACTTGTTCAAGTTGAAGAAAATGAAACTGAAAACAAGAATCCAGAAATTATTATTGTGCCTATTAAGCGTCCTATCGATTTCGATGGGACGTTTTTAAATGAGGTGAAACTTGATTTCACCCAAATGACAGGTACACAAATTTTAAAAATTGATGCTGAATTACGAGCTATGGGTACAAGCTTTGATGACTTATGGAATCAAACTGTTATTTTGAAATTGATGTCTAGAGCATCAGGGCTCCTAGAGGAGGATTTAAAAAGATTACATGGTGCTGATTACTTAGAGGTGGCCTTCCGAACAAGAAATTTTTTCATTCAGTGGTAGGCAGCAATGTCGCTAAGGAATATAGAAAACTCTTTATACAATTAGGTAGAAGTGTTCCTGGTAGCATGGAGTATTGGGAGAAACAAAGTGTAGGTGATTTGAATGCATGGTTAGAGGCATTTGAAGAATTGGAAGGAGCTGATAAATAGTGTCGAGAACATTTGAAACAACAGTTCAAATAAACGGTGCTATTGGCAGCTCTTTAACTTCATCTTTTAGAGGTGCTACTACCAGATTAAACGATTTAAGTAGTAGAGCGAGAGCTGTACAACAAGAAATGAATCGTTTAGGTCGTAATTTTAGGCAAGGGACTATTCATCAATCACAGTATGCCGAGAGTACAGCTAGGTTGTCTCGCGAATTAAATCAACTCGAAAATAGCCAAAGGCGTATTGCGGCTTTAAAGAGTACATTTAACAATGGGATGAATACTGCAAAAATGGTGGCAGGCGGTGCAGCTGTTAGTTCAGCTTTCGCAGCCACAGCTGTTGCCGTGTCATCATTAAACACAGCAGCTGATTTTGAAGCTCAAATGGCCAAAGTAGGCGCAAAAACAGAAGCTTCAAGAGCAGAAATGAAAGCGTTAAATGATGAAGCATTAAAGTTGGGTGCTAGTTCTAGCTTATCTGCATCACAGGTAGCTGTGGCTATGGATGAATTAGGAGCGAAGGGTTTTGATGCAAATAAAATCATAGCTGCTATGCCAGGACTAATCGCTGCTACGGAAGCCAGTGGTGAAGATTTAACACTTGTATCAGATGTAGTTACATCAGCTATTAATGCATATGGCATGAAAGCGTCTGAGGCTAGTCGTGTTGCTGATGTTATGGCCATGAGTGCTAATAAAACGGCTGCTGGTGTTGGTGATTTAGGTTACTCTTTTAAATATGCTGCACCAGTAGCAAACACTTTAGGGATTAAACTTGAAGAATTAGCAGCTGCTACAGGTATGCTGGTTGATAAAGGGCTTGCGGGTGAACAAGCAGGGACAGCACTACGAATGTCTTTAGTGCGTCTTTCTAGTCCTCCTAAAGAAGCAGAAAAGGCATTAAAGGCACTAAATATTTCTGCTGTGGACTCCAATAAGAAATTTAAAAGTTTAACTCAATTATCTAAGGATTGGGAAAAGGCTACTGCAAAGCTTTCTGATACTCAAAAGGTGCAATATGCTTCCACTATCTTTGGTACAGAAGCAGCGACAGCTATGATAAGTTTATTTGCATCTGGTCCAGAAAAGCTAAATGATATGACAAAAGCACTTGAAAATAGTGGTGGTGCTGCAGCAAAAACAGCTGCAGTTATGAAAGACAACTATGCGGGTGCCAAGGAGCAAATGTTTGGTGCGCTTGAATCGGCTCAAATTGCATTTGCTACTCCATCTTTAGATGTATTAAAGGAAACTTTCGATGGTATTGCATCATTGATCGAAAATAATATGGGAGGCATAGAAAGAGCAGGTAAAGCTACAGCTAAGGTTCTAAGCGACATTACTGCACCATTCCATGCTAAACCCATCAAACCTAAAATAGAGCCTAATATGGACCCGCAAGATGCTCAAAAGGCGATTAACCAATATAACAAAGAGCTTCAAAAGTATGAATTATTTAGCAATATGGATGTGGGCGAAAAAGTAGAATACATGTTAAATACAGCCATCGAAAAAGTAGAAACTTGGTTATCTGGTTCAGGTGGCGAAGCAATGGGACGAATTTTTACGCAGTTGGGAACGATTGCAGGAAAAGCGTGGATTGCAGGACTAACTGGAGCAGCAAGTGGGGCAGTTTCCAGTGCTCTTGATGGTAATTTTAGCGGAGCACTAGGGCTAGGTGCGGCAGCTTGGATGATGGGTGGAGGCACACTAGTTAAGGGAGCTATTGGGGCAGGTAGATGGGGCAAAGATTTGTATAAATCTAGACGTTCAGCAAACCAAACGCCTCCTACAACTACAGCCACTTCTAGTCCAGCACCTTCCAATTCAGGAAGTAACGGTGGCAGTATGGGTCCAAGTCAAACGGGCACGATTACGTCCTATGGCGGTGGAAACAGACCAACCACAGCAACAGCGAGTCCAGCACCTTCTAATAATAATAGTATGGGTCCGAGCCAAACGGGTACAGTTACACCTTATGGTGGTGGGAATAGACAAACTACAGCAACAGCAAGTCCAGCACCGTCCCGTGGTAATAGTAGGGGTCCAAGTCCAACAGGAACAGTGACACCACCTAGACCAACACCTACAACGCCAGCACCTGTTGCAACTACTCCCCCTCGGACAGGTGGCATGTGGAGTAAGATAAGTAAGGCAGGTGGTAGAGCCATGTTGCCACTGAGCCTTGCTATGGATGCATATAGCATTTATAAATCAAATGACAAAGTGAAAGCGACAGGGGAAACGGCTGGTGGTCTAGCAGGCGGTTTAGGTGGTGCGAAATTAGGGGCTGTTATAGGGACAGCCATTGCACCAGGTATCGGCACAGCTGTAGGCGGTTTGTTGGGTGGAGCTGTTGGATATGTAGGCGGTAGATGGTTTGGAGGAAAAGCTGTAGATACAGTGAGAGGTAGTAGTGAACCTAAACCTGCAGCTGTAAGTAAATCTGAATCGACACCAAGTAAAGCACCAAGTTCAAGTGCAGATACTTCAAAAGGGCTTGATACCACGGCTTTAAATACATCTGCTACTAAATTAGCGACTACCTTTGAAACTACAAGTACAGCCATAACAGCCATGTCTACCAATGCAAAACTAGTCGACACAAATATGATGCAGTTAGCAACAGGGGTAGGACTAGCTAGTACAACAGTAGGTACTTCTTTTATGTCGTTACAAAATAGCGCAAGTATTACAGCTGCTAATATGGGTAATTTGACAATGTATACTGGCCAAGTCAGTACTTCGTTTGTGACATCATTTTATTCTTTGAAATTGGCTACGGATCAATCAACTTCTAATATGTCCACATTAGCTGCAGTCATTGCAAATGCGGCTAGCCTGTTTAATAGTATGCAAGGTATTCAAACAGCTACGCAAAATGTGATTGCTGAGTTAAACAATTTAGCATCACGTGTTAAAAATGCATCAGTACCTGGTGGCGCACCATCTAGGAGGACGCAATATGGATAGTTACCGAACAACCCAAGGTGAGACGTGGGACTTAATAGCATACAAATTGTGGGGAAGCGAATACTTGCTTCCTCTTTTATTTGACGCAAATCCTCAATGCAAAGACACTTTAATCTTTAGTGGTGGGGTTATATTAAATGTTCCAGATATTTTGCTTGAAGATGTGACAGAACGCCCTGAGTGGTTAGGGGAGGATGAAGAACTATGAGTACAACAAAGATTGCAAAAAGTACACGGCTCAATATTCTGTACAACCATCAAAATATAAATGAAACGTTAAGTAAACATTTAATTTCTTGGACATATACAGATCACTTATCTGGGGAAATTGATGATTTGAATATTGAGTTAGAGGATTCAGAAGCCTTATGGTTGGGGGCATGGTTTCCGTCTAAAGGATCTCTTATACAAGCAGATATTGAGAAATTGAACTGGGAAGGTGATTCTTTCAAACAAAAGATAGGGAAATTTGAAGTGGATACAATCAGTGGGAATGAATCAACCATAACCATTATGGCCCTGGCAACATCCGAGAAGTCGAGTTTGCGTGGGGAACATAAGAGTAAAGCTTGGGAAAAAGTAAAGTTAAAAAGTGTGTTTAGTGAAATTGCAAAGAGGAACGGCATGAAACTTGTATGGCAATCGTCAGAAAACCCTACAAAAGATCGAATTGAACAAGACAACGAAACTGATTTAGCTTTTATTTATCGTCTATGTAAAGATGAAGGGCTTTGCTTAAAAATCGCTAATAACAGCATTGTGGTCCTAAATGAAGAAGATTATGAAAAACAAGAAGCTAAGTATTACATCAGACGTAAAAGCAAAGAAACGGATGTAATAAAAGTAATCGAACGAAGCTTTACAAATACATTACACGACACATACAAGGCTTGCAAAGTGACACATACGTTAAAAAAGAAAACCATTTCGGCTACTTTCACGCCTAAAAATCCACCTAAAACAGGTCGAGTTTTAAATGTGAAACAACAGGTGTCATCACAAGCAGAAGCATTACGAATAGCCAAGAAAAAACTTAGAGAAAAAAACAGAGAGGCTACTACTGTCACTTTAAAAGTATATTCATTGGTGCCTTTATACGCAGGAATGACATTCAATTTAGTAGAGTTTGGGAAACTAAATGGAAAGTACATTGCTTCACAGGTGATTCAAAATGATTCCTCCACTACCCTATATTTACGAAGATGCCTGGAGGGATATTGATGTTAGAGGAATGCCAAGTTGTAAATGTTGATGCTGCAGCAAGAACTATTCGTGTGAAACGCTTAGAAAGTAATGATATGGTTTCAGGAGAAATACAAGTTTTTAAAGGTACGATGTTACCAGAAATAGATGCGACTGTTGTCTGCTCTTTCTCTAATGGCAAAAGCTATATGTTAGGGGAATTAGAATAGAGGTGATTTTATGGGCATAATCGGAACCTTTGGGGATTTGGTATTTGAAGTTTCGCGAGATAAAATCCATACATTCGATAATTTAAATCGGACTACAGAAGCCAGGTACACTAAACATGCAATTAAACATCAAAAACCGATCATGGAGTTTGATGGACCAGAAGTTGATCCAATTACATTTGATATGGTCTTACGTGCAGATTTGGGCGTAAACCCCATTAAAGAGTTGGATAAATGGCGTGACTATGTACGAAAAGGAAAAAGGGCTGTACTGATTATAGGGAATCGTCCTTTTTCTAATAACGCATTTGTGATAACCAAAATTAACGAAACGTATAAAAACATTGATAACCGAGGGAATGTCCTTAGTATCGAAGCGACAGTGGACATGATGGAATACCCCATCACCATTAAAACAACTAAAAAGACGACTCAAAATACTGCTAAAAAGGCAACAGCAAGTAACAGTAACAACACATCGAAGAAAAAGAGTGGAACCATTACCATAACTGTTCAGTCGGTTAATATTCGAAATGGACCAGGTACAAGTTATAAAATCCTTGGCATTGCATCAAAGAACAATACATTAACAGTGTATGAGAAAAAGGGTGATTGGTATCATCTTGGCAGTGGAAAGTATATAACAGCCAGTACAAAATATTCAACGTTCAAGGGAGTGAGTTAATTGTATGAAGTAGAAGCCATGAAAGAAATAGATTACGGAGCGACAGGCGTACAAGAGGTACTGCAGAATGTCGCTTTTATTATGTCTACTGTTGCAATGGACTGCCCTTTGGACCGTGGGTTTGGCATAGAATCAGTTGTTGATAGACCCCTCCCAATCCTTAAAGCTATGTATAGTGCAAGGGTAGTGGGGGCTGTTAACCAATTTGAGCCAAGAGCTGTTATAGAAGCAATTGAAATTACAGGGGATGCCGAACAAGGTATTTTCAAGGCGAAAGTGCAGGTGTCTGTGAATGGCGAATAGATTTAATTTACCTGATATATCGTTTTTCGAGAAGTCTCCTGAATCCATTGTCAGTGAAATGTTGCAGCATATAAACGATAAGACAGGACAAGAGTTTCAGCGTGCTGATCCAAGGCGAAAGCTTGTTGAATCGTTGGCCGTCTTTGTAACATTTGAACGAAATCGAGCTGAACATGCATTGAAGCAAATGCTGTTGGCGTACGCTTCGGACGATATGCTTGATCTAAAAGGTGACGAACTAGACACACCTAGACTAGAAGAAAAAGCAGCTACTACAGTAATAGGATTCAATTTAGAGACTGCTAGGGGTGTGGCTTTGCCAATACCACAAGGAACAAGGGTAAAAATTGCAGATGTTTATTTCCAGACTACCAGAATTGCGGTAGTACCTATTGATACTAATTACATTGAACTGCCAGTAATTTGCACAGAAGTAGGCGAAATCGGTAACGATTATTTACCTGGTGAGACAGTTACACTAGTTGATCCTTTACCCTACGTTAAATCGGTTATTAACACGGTTGTATCGAGTGGTGGGGCAGAAATAGAAGAAGATGATCCATATGCAGAACGTATTCGCTTGGCTCCAGAGAAATTTTCAGTAGCTGGCCCTGATTTAGCTTACAAATATTACGCATTAACATCTAGTCAGGACATAGTAGATGTAGAGGTAGACAGTCCTTCACCAGGTGTAACGCGCATTGTGGCCTTGCTTAAAAATGGTGAGGTTCCTACACAACAGCATCTAGATAAAATCTTGGCCATTTGTTCTGCAGAAAACATAAGACCACTTACTGACAATGTCATAGCGACTATTCCTGACGTACAAAATTTTGATTTGGAAGTACAGTATTGGCTACCAAACAGCAAAGCAACGGTAGCAGATGAGCTCATGCAGAAAATCGAAACTGAATATCAAACGTATTTGGTTTGGCAACGGTCCAAGCTTGGTCGTGATGTCAATCCGAGTGAAGTGGTGAAAAGGTTGAAAAGTACAGAATTTGAAAAATTGGCAGAGCGTGTGGAGGTAATAGGGGTGAACTATACAGAAATTGAAAAGACAAAAATTGCAGTTGCGAATGAACCAAAACTAACGTTTATGGGGTTCATTGATGACTGATTTAACAAAACTTTTACCCTATTCTTTACAAAACGATCCCTTCACAGTTGCTTTAACTGAAGCTTTTGAAATTCAAAATACACAGTTGTATGACGAGTTCAGAGCTATTTCAAATCTGTATTTATTAAAAGATGCACCAGGTCTGTTAGTCGATTTTTTAGCTTTTGAGAAACATGTGGATTTTTACGAAGGACTTACACTAGAAGAAAAGAAAAACGTTGTAAGGAATGCTTTACATGTGCATCGAAAGAAAGGGACGAAATTTGCATTGTTACGTGTATTTGAACTGCTGAATTTGCAAGGCCGTATAGAAGAGTGGTTTGAATATGGAGGCAATCCTTATTATTTCAAAGCGCGTATAGACGTATCAGATAAGGGTGTAGATGATACCACAATTAGACTTTTGGAACGTTTAATAAAAACGTACAAAAACAATCGTTCCTGGCTTGAAGTGTTGGATATTATTCTAACTTCCAAGCAAAACAAGATTTATATCGGTACTGCAACGCTTACAGGTGAAGAAATCGTGGTGTATCCATACACAGTTACTAATTTATCAACGAATGCAAAGATTAATGTTGCAGCTGCTAATACAGCAAATGTAGAACGACTAACACTTTATCCGAAAGGAGGAAATTAAAGTGAGCGAAAATTTTTATACTATACTCACAAATGCAGGTTTAGCAGCGATTGCCAACGCTGTAATTAATCAAACACAAGTAAATTTCGTGAAGTTAGGGGTAGGAGATGGGAATGGTGCCTATTATACGCCCACACAAGAGGCAACAGCCCTCCGTAATCAAGTGTGGGTTGGCAATATATCTTCTGTTACCGCTGATACAACTAACCCAAATTGGGTTAATGTCGAAACAGTAATACCAGGAAACGTGGGCGGTTTTGAAATACGTGAGCTTGGTATTTTTGATGACAATAATGTTTTGTTGGCCATTGGTAAATTACCACTAACGTACAAGCCTAACTTTGCTGAAGGGAGCTCCAAGGATCTCTATATTAAAGCTATTTTTGAAGTCACGAATGCAAGTGCAGTTACTCTAAAAGTTGATCCGTCAGTTATTTATGCAAGCAAAAAATATGTAGATGATAAAGTTGCGACTGTTGTTTCTGGTCTAGAAAATGCTCAACAACAACTTAAAAACCATGAGGTCGATTATGTGAAGCACCCAGGGGTAGGCATAAACGGGTTGGACGGGTCTGCAAACAAGCTTACGTTAACATTAGCTGTCGCACCAACGGCTTATAAAGATAATATGGGCGTACTTATAACGCCGCAAACAAACACCACGGCAGCAGCTACGTTAAATGTGAATGATTTAGGCTACAAATCTATCCTAAAGGCCAATGGCAATGCGGTTACAAACTTAAACGCGGGTGTCATTTATACCCTTAGATATAGTTCGAATAAAGGGGCTTTTATCTTACAGGGTGAAGGGGGTGAGTATGGTAACGCAAAAGAAGGCGATGTAGTACAAGGTGTAACGTTCGGGACAGAACAAGGTGTTAAGACAGGAACGTTAGTGGCATATAAGACCGGTGCAATATCATCGAGTAAGGTAAAAGAAAAATTTAGTCAGAAGTGGATAAAGAATTCAACAAACTCCCAAGGTCGACCTTTTGGCATTGATAGATTTGGGAACATTTATATCGGTTACAACTATCTTTCTCAAGCAAATGGTCGTCTAATAAAATACAATAAATCTGGACAAATTGTTAAGAGTTTCACACCATCGACTCAATACGGAACAATTCTAGGAGTTGACGTTGGTGGAGATCGAGTTGCCGCTGTTTGTGATGATAGATTTACCTATATTCTAGACTTAGATTTGAACTTGATAGCATCCATACCTGCTGGTACTTACTTTTCCACACATGTGGCTGTTGATTCTCTAGGAAATACTTATATTCAGTGGAGTGACACTTTCGAAGTGCGATCCGTTAGAAAATATAATTCAAGTGGTACACAAGTCGGAGTCGCGCAACTCACTAACAACTTCCGAACGATGCAGTTAATGGCGACAGCTGATAATCAACTTGCTATATTAACGTCCGACTCACCTGTAGCAAGTATATTGAAATTCACTTTCTCAAGCTATATTGCAACTCAGTCATGGACTGCTACTATAGATACTGCCCAGTATGGCTCATTGTATCAAGCGCGAGTTCTAAACAATGGGAATATAGCGCTAGCTACTTCTGGGACTACAGTTAGTCAAAGAAGAGATGGACCATGGGTTGTGATTTACGATACTAGTGGTACTAGAATATCATCGGTTTCATTTGGTTGGACAAACTATGGATTTGAAAATCACTCGTACAGATGGTCGGCTAGATTCTGTCTATGTCCAGATGGTGAAAACGGATCAATAACATCAGTGGGCGCAATCTCATATATATCTTTATCTGACGATACAAAGGTATCCATTGCAACCGAGGTTGTACGGAGACTAAGATCAAATTTAAGTCTAGAACATGTAGGGATTGCTACTTCAGGAGAAAGCAGTATATTCGCTGTCGCATGGATGAATTACAGCTTAGAAGATGATTTAATTTATTACCACGATACGAGTGGATCAGTACGTTGTTATAAGAAAGAATACACATTAATTTAAAAGGAGTGTTTAATAATG